CTGTCATTGCATGCCACTTTGCAGCTTCTGCTGCAACAATACCTGTCGATGCCCCACCTATTGATGTTAAGCCTGGAATCTTTGGAAGATCTCCATCCATATACATCTGAGGATTGTTTCCAATCTTTTGATTTACTTTTGGTGCTCCAGGAACTACTCCGAAAATCGTTTGTTGTGCTTTTTGATCTCCTGTCATTCCAGCAACTGGGTTAAGGTGTGACATTGAGCGAGTATCTTGAGCACTAATCAAAGGATGATTTGGGTTAACGACTCTTCCAGCTCCGCCAGGTGTTACAACATTTCCAGCCAGTGTTGAAATTGCTGGACCTGCAGATACTGCACCTGTCATTGCCTTAGATTGTAATATTTCAAATTCTGTTACAAGACCTGCAATTGCAGTTTTTAATACTGTTGCTGCTTGTGCGTCACTATAAAATGTTTTTTCTACAAGGCTTCCTGCTTTTTGTGCGGCCATAATTTCTGGCGTAAGCATCTTCCAACCTTCTCCACCTTTAAATAACGATCTAAAGTGTGAGGCTCCCTTAATAATATATCCAAAGAAGTTAGCAAGAACACCAGTCAACATAATTACTGGACCTATGATTGCTGTAAATCCTGTAACAAATGTCAACAATGATTTAATTGGATCTGGCAATTTGTTGATAAATTTAATGATACCGTCTACGACATTAATAAAGAATGTTTGAATCTTTAAGAACTCGTCTCCGATTCCTGCAAGATCTGCTTTTAATCCTTCTACTGCTCTCTTGTATTTTCCAGAAGCGGATTCCGTTACCATTGATAATTCTCGGCCAGCCACCTGCTCTAATTCTTGAGAACTTGCTTTCATTAAATCCATAACCTGAAGGGTTTGGCTTCCTTGCTTTCCTAGGTTTGAGAACAAAGCATTCATACGAGCAAACTGGAACTTTCCAAATAGCTGCTCAATAGCCTGTTGTTTTTGTAGTGGGTCTAGGTTATCTAATGCTTGTTGTAATTCTGTAATTGTAGCTGTTAAGTTTCCAGCATTTTTTGTTACTATTCCGCCAAGGTCGATTCCCATATCTGCAAACAATCCCTTTGCAACTTTGGTTGGGTTAATTAATGAAGCAAGTGCTGATTTAAGAGCGTTAGCGCCTTCTGATGCATTGATTCCGCCTTCTTTCATTGCTGTCATATAAAGAGCTAAATCTTTTACGCTTCCGCCCATACCTTGAATAACTGGACCAGCTTTTGGAATAGCTTCAATTAAATCTGCAAGGCTTGTTGAGGTTTGGTTTTCAACTGAGTTAAGGAAGTTAATAGATTCAGAAAGCTGATCAGTGTTTTGTTTAAATGTAGTTTGAATTGCCAGGGTGGCCTTCATTGCTTCTTGTCTATCTACTTCACCAAGCACTGCAAGTCTGCTTGTTTCCTTAACAGATTGTAAAAGTTCATTTCCTTGCTTGCCTGTTGCGGCAATATCTGCTGCAAGAGTGATTGTATCTTTAAATGAAACACCGTAGGCTTTTGAAATTTCTCTTGCCGTATCAGTAACTTCTCTTCTTATTTTTCCAAGTTCTGCTGCGGATGTTGCTGCTACTCCGCCGTATACCTTTGTAAGTCTAACGAGTTCTGCATCTGCCGCTCTAAATGCATCTGCTGCTGCCTTACCAAATGCTGCTAACGGAACTGTAAGTCCTACTGTTAGCTGACGTCCTGCCCACTGAGTATTCTTACCCCAGTTAATCATTTGAACTCCGCCGTCTTGAATAACCTTATTCATGATTTGAAGTTCTTGTTTAGCAAGAGCAGTCTTATTTTTTATTGAATCAAGACCTTGTGGAATGTGTACGCTGTATTGCATAAGCCCTTGAGCGTTTTTGCCCATTGGCTGGATAATTGCATTTTGTAATGCTACTTGCTGTTTAGCAAGGTCTCTAATTAAACCACCTTGCGTCTTTGTGTGCTGGTTAAATGTCTGAAAGTACTGCTTCAGTTTCATTTGGCCCCTGTCTAGGTTGGTGCCAAACTTTTCAACATCCGATGTCAGGGTAACAAAGTGTGTTGCAAACTGACCAGTTCTTCTTAGGTTTTCACCGAAGGATCTGTTCATGGTCGCTACTTGACTTGCAAGTCTTGCGTCCGATTGAATTATTTGTGCTTGAAGTTTTGAAAGAGAGGCTGCAACCTTATTGACATCTGCAATAAGACCTGAGAAATCTGCATTAGCAACTATATTAGTTACAATTCTTTCATCAGCCATTTATCTTTACATTACTCCTTTGTGTAGCCTAGACCTGCTCCGATTCCAAACCCTGCTTGTGCTGCAAGGCTTCCTTGTAGGGAAACGATGTCATCACCTGAAGCTTCTATTCCAAGCGCTTTTCTTTTAACATCGTCAAAAGTTTTTGCCTGTGGTGCAGAGTCTTCCTCTTCTACATCTAAATCTATTCCTTTAAGACTTGCCGTAAACTTTCTGTCTTCCGACTTTTGCTTCTTAAAAGATTTCAATGTTTGAATAAGTTCTGGCATTGAAAGACTTTCTTCTAGTTCTTCGTAATTCTTCCAGTGACCCAGAAGAAATACTTCACCCTCTAAAGCGGCTAAATCTAGTTCTGACCAGCCAGAACCGCTGCCGCTAGAAGGTTTGGGTCGTCCATCTTAATCCCACCACATACCTCAAGTATGCGATTAATTGTGGGGACGTCAAGTGCATCTTCTAGTGCATCTCTATTTGCTACCAACTCTGGTAGTTGTTTTTCAAGTGCTACTGCAACTGCGTCAATTAGTACATTGAGTGTTTGATCCTCTGTAGTTGAATCGCTTGCTGCTTGTAATACGAGCATAAATTTTCTTAGCTCTTTAATACTTAAAGGCTTCAGATTAACTGTTGCGCCATTCTGAAGTGTTACTTGTTCTACGCTATATACTGTTGTTGCCAATTTAATCCTCCTAGGATCTAGTCTTAATTATTATAACATATAGATATTATCTATACAAATGAAAAAGCCCCCTTTCGGGGGCCTTTCCTGCTTAAATAAATTAAGCTAGAACTCGGTCAATAATCTTACCGTATTCTGAGCCGCTATAGTTAGCGTCTGGAAGAAGACGGAATGTTACTGGGAAAGTTGTTGCTGCGTTACGTGCAAGTGAGAATTGTGACTGTTGTACTGACAAAACACGACGTGCATAATATACACGCTCTGTTGTTGCGTCTACTTCTCCTGTTGCTGTAGTTGCAATTGTTGGTGCTTGACCAACTGCGAATAGCTGACGTTCTGTTGGGGCAATACCAAGTGCTCCTGCCTCAAGTCCTAGTGTAAGGGTCTTGTCGTCTGCGCCAGTTGCACCCTTTGTTGGGTAATCATCTGTTGCTGCTCCTGAGACTCCTTGCTTAGTTAGTGTTGCTCCTCCTTGACCGAAAATAACTAGAGTATTTTCTAGTGTACCTTCAGCCATTTCAGTTGCAATCATAACCTCCATAGCAGACTTGAAAAGCTTTGCTGTATCTAGAAGCTGATCTACTGTTACTGAATCGTAAGTTGGGTTGTAAGTGATCTGAAGACCATTGTTTGTAAATCCTACGTTACGAACATCTGAAGATGCGTCTAGTGCTGCTGTTGCTCTTGCTCTTGCTGTGAAAGAAATTCCACCAGTGGCTCTGTCTAAAAGGTTTTCCTTATAACCAGATACTGTTGAATCGCTTGTTGAAATGTAGAGCGGTGAAGCTCCTACAAGAATATTTTTGGCTGAGTTAAATGCCATTGTTTCGTACCTCCTGTTTTCAAAATATATATATTTTTTTAATGTAAAATCTTAAATCTTGGCTGGCTAGGCCCTTCCCTCTATATCCAATAATAGAGTATAATGCGCTAAAAGGCAAACTATAGAAATCTGCCTGTTGTACCTATGTGCCTTGCGTATTTAACCTCAAGCACCACATCTGCAGACAAAAACCCTGCCAGTTCTTCGGATGGGGCAGTTGGAGATATATCGGCAACAAATATACTAAAGAATTTAAATTTCTTAGATATGCCAGAGTATGCATTGGTATCCCTAGCCGACTCATCCATTCTTCTAAATAGGTCTGTCATTAAGTTTCTAATTTCATTAATCTCTGAAACCTCTGTTGAATATATTGTAAATAGGATCTGTTCACAGCATATTGCCCAGTTGTCTTCATATGACATACCTATCTTGTCATAGACTATGTGCTTCTTCCCGCTCAAAAATTGATTCATTTCTGGGGACTGCTGAACTGGAATAATTGGAACAATCTCTTGCCCTATATTGTCCGAGTAATAATCTGTGGCTGCAAAAATATTATTAGCCTTTAATTCAGACCATAGGTACTTTCTTAAATCAAGCATTACATCTGCTTTATAATCTGTCATGCTGCACCTCCAAATGCTGAGGCAATTGCTGACTCTGCCTGCATATTTAATGTATTAGCATTAAATGAATATTTAACTTTTCTAACATCAGATGGAACTCTCATTGCTTTAGTTAATGCTGAATTAAATATCCTCTGAAATCCTGAATTTTTTATTGATAGGTTTACTAGATTACCTGTAAAGAATTGTGCATAAGCTATCTGGAATCTTCCAGTTGCTTTACCTCCGCCAGGCCTTGTAACGGTCACAGAGGCCCCTTTAGGCATATATACTACTCCAGTACTGGTTTCAAATACTAAGCGCTCTGCGTACCTTGGACGGATTACTAGAGGCATCCCTGCTTCCATCACAGAAGCTTTATTTATAAACACATGTTTTCTTTTTCCAAAGTTATTTGGGACAGCTGATTTAGATGGCAAAAAATTAGATGTTATTGTAAAGGAAAGGCCATTCTTTGGAGTCATACTAAGATCAAATAATCTAGCGCTTTTAATCCCAGTCTTCTTCCATTCGTATACGTGGTGCAAAGACTTAGGATTAACTCTTGCTTGAGAGTCTACATATAGGCCAAAGTCTTGTTCTATTTGATTAAATATAATTGACTGAAATTTCTTTTCAAATGTCTTATTTGTTGTTACCTTAGATACTACTTGGGCGTGATAATAAACTGCAGCAGATATTTGTGCCACTGTGCTGTCTTGTAAAATTTTACCCTTAGTCCCAGCCATACCTTTTTGTAATCCGCTGGCTGCAGTAACTAGTAGTGAGCTATTGTCCAATTGTTTGGTTTTCCGATCTCTTGACAGTAGAGTTATATCCCACTATGCCGCCGAACGGGTCTGTCATTGGAGTTGTTCCTATTACCTCAAAAACTGTAGGGGTGTTGGTTGGAAAATTTAATTCTTCCCATATAGTGTTGCCATCATGGTCTCTAATGTTTGTAATTTTTTCTCTTAATGTTACTTGCTCTGATGTTCTAATCTGTAACACTTCTTCATTGGTATACTTATTGGAAAACTTTTGTCCGTCTTTAGTGGTGCTTGAAGCAGAGTTGCTTATGTTGCCTTTTGCGCTACACGATACAGTTCTGTCATATTGCCATTCTTTTTTTATTGAGCCTGTATCTGGATCCTGCGAATCAACTGGCTTATAGACATCCATAAACATAGTAAGTATAGATTCAACAAGATCATACATTATATAACTACCATTTTATTAATAACATAAGGTAAAAGCAGCTGATCTGCATACAAATTGCCAGTTCCTGAGTATGTGCCCGAGTTGTACTCAAATTGCCAATCAAAAGTTTTTATAGACTTCATGTATTTGTTACGCCATACCTTGTCTTTTGAGAAATAGTCTCTCATTAATTCAATACACGCTAGATCAACTTCATCTGGAACTTCTTGCCAGCCAAATCTACCTTGAACTTTATACGTTGACCCATTTGAAAAAACTCCATTGCTGGTATCGTTTATTGATGGAGGAACCATTCCGTTTGCTATGTATACTGTATTGTCAAGCATATTGGCTCTATTTATTCTTATTCCAAAACCAGTCTCTGAAACAATTGTGTTGTAAGTCCAATTATTTACGTTAGTTAAATTATTTAAAAGCAGTATATCGTTTTGATATAATTTGTGAAGCTCTGCTAGCTTATAAGGTAACGGCAAAACATCAGAGCCTGATCCATACGCAATCTGAACATCATCATACAAATAAAATTGTTGACCTGTATAAGATTCAATTAATTTTCTAGCATATCTTTCTGCGCCACACAATTCAAAATATGATTTAGAATTAGGATCTGAATAGTCAGACCCTAACCCCAAAGCTTCAATTGCCTGACTCATATCAGTGTACGGGGTTTGCACATACACCTTATGGTCTTTTTGTGTAGAGGTTCCTCCTACTGAATAGGACCAATTTAATCTTAACTGCCTTTGTCTATCTGTGTAGGTTAAGGGAATGTATACTATATATGTTCCCGCATCTACTTCTGATTTTACAGGTGTTAATGTTGCAAGTATTGTTCCTGGATTAATTGAAGGAGATACTGCTGGATCTTCTGTAATGTCATATATCTTTACAACTGGAAGGCTATCTGAATCAGTTAGCTGCCCCTGCCAAAACACTTTGTGCGTTACTGGTGAATTTGAACCTACTAGAATTTCCATTTAATAAAGGTTAAGCGTAGTACTCCTGAACTTCCTTTGGAGTTGCTAAGCGAAAACCTTCCTCCTTGTCAAAAATTTCTTGAGCGTCTTCTGATGTCATTGCGACAAAAGGATGCTCCTTTGTAAAAGTAAAACCTAGAATATCATATCTATGATTATCTCTAGTCATTCTAACTAGCATCGTGTTTTCTGGCTGAGAATCAGGATTAAACCTTGGGAGGATCTCTTCTGCTTCATCGCTAAATTCATCTGCTGCTTTTTCAATATCTTCAATAGTCTTTTGGTAAACAGACCAGGTTACTCCCTCTTCGGCAAGAGCGGCAACAATATCTGCCTTGTTCTTTAGTCCATCAGTATCAACTGCAAAGTCTTCTGCAATTTTTCTGAGTTCTGCTACTTTCAATGTCTCAAATGACATATATTCTCCTTTGTTAGGTTCCTCAATTATAGCATTGTTAAATTAAAATGAAAAGCCCCCAAAATTAATTGGGGGCCTTTCGGGGGCTATTTCTTAATTAATTAAGAAGCAACCTTAACGTTCTTTACAACTACCCAAGCGTCTGCCTGCTCGATTTGAACGCCAACACGAGTATACATTGTGTACTCAATTGTGTCCTTACGTGGCACGAAGAAACGGTAAACGGTTACATCACGCTTGATTCCAATAACTACGTTATTTGGGAATGTCAAGTGGATATCTCCGTGTGATCCTGTTGCTGCTGAGTGTGTACCAGTCTGTGTCTCTGGAAGTAGTGGAACTTCAACAATTGGAATACCAAATGCGAATGGTGCCACATATCCTGCAGGTCCACCTAGTGGTGCGACTCCTCCACGGATTACGCTTGAAGCGATGTCCTGTGGGATTGTCTGATTTGTTCCAATGCTGTTAGCATATAGGAAATCCTGAATCAAGTTTGATCCAGCAAGGAAGCGAAGGTCTCCACGACGTTGCTTGTACTTACGTGGCATAGCCTTAAGTGCCTTGTTGAATACTTCACGTGATACTGCGGCTCCAGCTGCGTCTACGACACGACCTGATGCCTTTGCCTTCTTTACAACGCCATCAAATGACTTGTAAAGTGCGTCTGAAGAAAGTGCTGTGTCACCGTTAAGAATAACATCTTCGATGTCATTTCCTGCTTGTGTCGCCATCAAACGTGCAATGTGATCTTCTAGATCTGCACCTTCGATGTTATCTTCTAGAGACTCTGTTGAAAGCTCCCAGTCCATGCGTAGCTTCTTTGTTGTCAAAGAGATTTTTGAGAAAGTTACTGCTGAGTTAGTAGCAGTATTGTCTGCCTCTGTCGCAAGCTTCATAAGCTTTTCGCCTACTGACATACGATCAATTTCTGCTGTATCTGACTTCATGCGAACTGTACGTGCGACCTTACCGATTACGGTTGCGTCGAACATATAATCTAAGAAGCGAGCAGATTGTTCTGGGTTTAGAAGTCCACCGTTGCCATTTTCAGACGCTACGTGTACTCCTGCTCCACCAGTTGCTGAACCGAATCCTGTTGATACCTGAGTACCAGCGTTTACGGCCTTTTCTAATGTTTCATTGCTCATTATTTTATACCTACCTTAGTTAAATATTTCGTTTACGGAACCGAGGAAAGAACCGTTCCATTTAGATTTTCTGATTGTTACCTCTTCTGATCGGCCAAGATCTGAAGACTTCTTAATTGCAGTCTCTGATTCTACTGCATCGACACGCTTTTGTACACCATCAATCGTGCTCTTGATATCATTTACAGTGCTTGAAAGCACTTTGTGTTGTTCTGCCAACTCTGAAATTCTAGAATCTACGCTCTTGCTAAAAGATTCAACAGTCTCTTGGATTGTTGTTACTTGTGCTGCATT